CCGATGATGACTTTGCGCCGTTCGAAGACGACATGCAGGCATGGCGGTCCAAACAATACGACCAGAAGAAAGGGCGGGTGCGGTTCCTATGAGATACGACACCCCGATCTTCTTCCAGAAAATCGAACAAGGCGTATACGATGCTGTGACAGGTAACTACGGACCGCAAACGATCTCTGAAACGCGACGGATGGCCAGCGTCTTTGATACGGGCGTTGACATGATGCGTCTGATCTACGGCCGAATTGAGGATGGTAGCGTAACTGCCCACATCCAAAATCATTACGATCGGGCGTTCGATCGGATCCGGATCGGTGAAAAACTTTACAAAGTGGAAAGGGCACGCAAGCTGCGCCATAAGCAGACGTTCGTGCTTACGGAGGTACAGGAATGAGGCTTATATGCGATATTAGTGGGCTGAACGAGATGCAGCGGAAACTGATCAAGGCGGCGGATCCAGCAAAGATCACACGAGCTGTAGCTCAAAACACTTCGGAAATGCAAGAGCGCGCTCAAGATCTTTGCCCAGTCGATACCGGAACATTGAAGCGGTCCATTGGCCTTGAAATGCGAGATGGCGGAAAGACGGGGGCCGTTTTTGCCACAGCGCATTATTCCGAATATGTCGAGCTGGGCACTCGATTTATGAAGGCGCAGCCATACATGGAACCGGCGTTCAACGCCCAGAAAGAACGGTTCCTAAGCGATCTAAAAAAGGCGGTGATCAGTGATCTATGAGTCCGCAACAAGAGTTATTCAGCCAGTTTCGTGTGGCACTCGAAAAGGCGTTCCCAGGAATGGTGTTCGATGGAGATTTGCCTCCCGAGGACACGCCGTACCCTTTCATCTACATTGGCAATACGCAGGATTCAGCCTCTTATCAGGTGAAAGGCGGCTTTTTCGGCAGGGTAAATATTACAATTCACGCGTGGACGAACAACCTTCGAGCGAGGGGCGATTTTTCCTCCTTGCTTTTTGGAATTCGCCGTATCGCACAATCGATCGACGCCTCGCCCTCTTACGGCTGGTGCATGTCTGGAGGAAACGAAGACATTTTGCCAGATGATACGACATCGGAGCCGCTGATGCATGGGCTGGTGAATTGTGAGTACAAATATTGGAGGAAATAAGATGAAAACAAAAATTGATTTCAACAAGGTCAATATTCAGAATTTTGACTTGCAGATCTTTGCGGCCGAACCGGTGCAAGGATCGAAAATTATGTATTTAGTTCGTATCCTGGAAGATTTGACAAAAGAAGCGGCGATGATTCTGGCATTTCAGACGGAAGGATCGACCAGCATTTCCAAGGATGCGGACAATGTTGTAACAAAGTCTGGATCAGTTCGTGTTCCAGGAGGCGCAGAGATTGAGATCACACTGAACGCTCTTTTCGCTAAAGGCGACGAAAACGTTAAAAAGGTAAAAGCGGCTTTATTGAAAGACAAGGTCGTTGAGGTCTGGGAAATTAATACAGCGATCGAAGGTACGGGAGAGAATGCAGGGAAATACGAATCCAGCTACTATAACGGCTATATTACGGAGTTTGAACTGACCGCAAATGCGGAGGACTTTACTGAGTATTCTTTAACGGTCGGTGTTTTTGGCGAGCCTAAAGATGGCTACGCGACCTTGACACAGGAACAGCTGGAAGCGGCTCAGTATGTATTTAAAGACACAGTAGTTCAAACCGCTGCCGAGAGCAATTCATAAGGAGTCTTTAAACGACTCCTTTTTATTTTGAAAAAGGAGAAAAGATATGGAAATCACGATCAAAGATAAAGTGCACCAATTGCGGGCTACATTTGGGTTTTTAGCAGAAATCGACAGAGAGATGCTTGGCGAAGCTTCCAAGAAGGACAACCCGACGATCGGAGCCGGTACAGGACTGGCACAGGCCGTAATCCAATGGCAGGAGGTTGGGGATATTTATGCGCTGCGCGATATCGTTTACAGCTTATGCAATCACGAGGCCAAGGAAAGACCGACGAAGAAAGACATTGAAAGTTATATCGAATCGTGTGAAAACCTGGACGCTTTCAGCGACGAGGTGATCAATTTTTTGTACAAAGCGAATGTCTGCAAGAAGGCATTGAAGAAAATGGCCGATCCGATGGGCGCGGCAGTGAAAGAGGAAATGGACAAGCTGAAACAGGGCGAGCTGAAAGCATAAGCGCCCAAGAGCTGATTGACGAGGTGGCGGTGAATTGTTTTCGCTTTTTCGGCTACAACACGATGAAGCAAGCTCTCGACCTGGATATGCATGAATATCGCCTCCTGTGTGAAGCTCAGGCATTGAAAAACGTCGATCTCGATTATCGGATCCACGAGCTGGCTTACGCGAGCAACAAGGCTTCCTTGCGAGATAAAAAAGGGCGCCTGATCTACGCGAAATTCACGAAACTGTATGACTATGAGCGCGCGTTGGACCGCTTGAAAAAGAAGCAAACGAAGAAAAAGGAAATGTCACCACAGTTGGAGGCTTATAAAAGGTTTCTGGCTCAAAAGAACAAAGGAGGCGATGGATCATGAGTTCAACACAACATAAGATCGAGGCAATCCTTACCGCACGCGACGAAGGGATGACCAGGGCGTTATCACGGATCGAAACCGTATTGACGCAGTTGAACACAACAGTCAAGAAAATCGGCGACATCATGATCAAGGCGCAGGACAAAGCATCGCCAAAGATCGAAAAGGTTCAGGAGGCGGCAGAGGGGCTATCGAAAACCGACATCGAAACAAAAATCGAAGCGGTCGACAAAGCCACACCAAAAGTTGAAAAAGTAAAAGATGCAGCAAACGCAGTGGCTGCCAATCCGCCAAAGATCCCGATCGAAGCGACGGACAAAGCGACCAGCAAGATAGAAAAGATCAAAGCGACCGCTTCAAGTACCGCGAAAAAACCGTTCGAGATCATTGCAACCGTAAGAGACAAAGCAACGAGCAAGCTGGATTCGATCAAAACAAAAGCGGTGGCCATCGCTAAAAACCCGCATATCCTCGTTGTGCAAGCGAAGGATGCCGCGCGGAATGTACTTGACGGGATCAAAAACAAGCTGAAAGGTCTGCAGGACGAGGCGGATAATACGAGTCGAAGCATGAGCGCCATTAAATTCGGCGCGCTCATGGAGGTTGGTAAAAAAGGCATTGGCTTGATCACAAGTCAATTTTCGGGATTCGTTGGAGAAATGAACAACTCAAGCAAAGCCTGGAAGACATTCGAGGGGAATATGAAGGCTTTTAGAGCTTCAAGCGGAGAGATCGAGCGTGTAAGAGGGACACTATCCAAATTTGCGACAGAGTCTATATATAGCGCTTCCGACATGGCTAGCACGTATTCCCAGCTTTCGGCGGTCGGTATAAAAAACTGTGACAAGCTCGTCACCGGGTTTGGCGGTCTTGCGGCAGCAGCTGAAAGCCCTCAGCAGGCTATGAAAACGTTGAGTCAGCAAGCGACACAGATGGCGGCAAAGCCAACTGTTGCCTGGGCGGATTTCAAACTCATGCTTGAACAAACACCGGCCGGAATCGCAGCTGTCGCAAAAGAGATGGGTATGACCACCTCCGAGCTGATCTCCAATGTGTCAGAAGGGACCGTTGCGACGCAAGATTTCTTTGACGCCATTTCAGCTGTTGGCAACAATGACGCCTTCGGTAAAATGGCCACCCAGTATAAAGGTGTGGATGAGGCGATGCAGGGGCTGATGGAAACACTGCAAGTCAAACTTGCTCCGGCATTTGATAAGCTAAGCCAGGTGGGAATCAATGCGATTTCCAAGCTCGCGGACGTCATCGACAGCTTCTCTCTAGATCGGTTTTCAACGGTCCTCAACAACGTTAAAAAGACGTGGGACAATTTCAAAAATGGATTTTTAAATACGGGCGCTATAGAGGCTGTAAAGACCGCATTTAACGGTTTGGGGGATATGATCGGAAGGGTGGCTACTTCCTTGTCTGGCGATGCGGCGAATGGAGCGAAATCGTTCGGGGAAGTTATCGGAACGGTTGCAAAACTTATCGCGAACATGGTAACGGCGATAGCAGATTTCGACGCAAAAACAGGCGGCATCGTAGGTAAACTTGCAGCTGGAGCTGGAGCAGTCATGCTTTTTGGCGGATCGTTCAATAAATTGAAATCCCTCGCATCTGGCGCTCTTGGGGGCGTTTTTTCTTTATTGAAAAAAGCATTACCGAACCCATTCAAAAAGCTGCCAGCGGGGGCAGCGCCGCCATTAAATCAAACAAAAAGCAAAGTGGCGCAATGCGTCGACTCCATTGGAAATATGTTTAAGGGTATTGGCACCGGAATCAGCACAGCGTTCAAAGGGGTCGGAAAAGGAATCAGCACGGCGTTCCGTGGCATTTCTTCGGCTATCTCTAGTTTGAATCCGGTTGGAGTGCTGGCATTTGCTGGAGTGGTCGCCACCCTGACGGCGGCGTTCCTTGCGTTGGCCGCGTGTAAAGATATCGTGTTGCCGTTCCTTCAGGGGCTGGCCGATATTATGACTGGCGTACTAAATACCGCAGTTCAAATTTTTGTGGAAGCCCTGAATCAGCTGGCTCCGATCCTGCCGATTATTGCAGAATCATTGGCAGCCCTTTCACCGCTGGTGGTTGCCTTTGGTGAGGCTCTGTCAGCAGTGATTGAATCGATCGGTACAGCCATCGCTACGATCGTTGAGGCTTTAACACCAGTGATCGAGATCATCGCAAACATGTTCACGAATATCGTTCAGATCATCGCGAACGCAATTACACAAATCATTTCGGTATTGGCTCCTTACATTCCGGAAGTAACAAAAATGGTGGAGGCGACCAGCCAGGCTGTACAAGCGATCTGTGATGCATTTACGAACCTCGTTGCTCAAGTCAACCCAGCATTAGAGAATT